TCTCGATATTTTTACTATAGAAAATCTGTTGTTATGAAATGCATTAACCATTTCTTCTTGGTATTCATGCATATTAAAAAATATGATGCCTTCATCTAGGGATATAATTTTTACATAATTTCTGATGAAGTATATTGGGTCGGCAGCACATTTAGTGATTTCGTTTAGTTGTTCTTGTGTGAATTCATAATTTACTCCTGGTTTTTTTAGCAGTAAATTATCTCTGTAGTAATCTTTTTCAGCCATTATTTTGTTGACAAAACTTTAGTTATAAGTTATACTATATTTATTAAAAATAATTTACAACAATATTATGATAACAAATTTTATAAAGACGAAATTAACGACAAAGAATGGAAGTTTTGATTGTACTAAGACTAAGATAAGTTGGTATCAGAAAAATCATTTCATGAATGAATATAATGAAATCATGAGTCGTACTGATTTTTTGGATGAATCATATTCATTTTCTTCTAGAATATATTGCATTTTAAATAATGTTGTACAAGCGCCAATTTGTTCATGTTGTAACATAAACATTGTCAAATTTAAAAATTCTACAAACGGATTTTTCAGATATTGTTCTAGTAAATGTTCAGCAAATTCAGAACATACAAAAGAAAAATATAAATCGACAAATTTAGAAAAATATGGTGTCGAGTTCTGTACTCAGGCTGATTCAGTTAAAATTAAGATTAGAGATACCTTAATAGAAAATTATGGTGTCACTGTTCCTATGAAATCTGATATAATAAAGAAAAAAGTTGAAACAACAAACCTTGAACGATATGGAACTACTTATGGAGTAGCAAGTAAAGAGATTAAAGATAAGATTTTGAATACAAATTTGCAAAGATATGGTTCAACTGTACCAAATTCCAATCCTGAAGTATTAAAATATTTGTCTGATAAAGTTTGGTTAGAAAATGAACTTATGGTTAAAAATACAAAAACGATTGCTGATGAATTGGGGTGTGGTAGATCATTTATTAATCATTGGGCTAGAACTCATGGAATTGAAAATAGAGTAAGACTTTATTATGAAGAGACTGATATATTAAATTTTTTGACTTCTGTTGGATGTGAAAATATACAAACAAATTTGTATGGAATAATAGGAAATCTAATAGGATTAGGAAGAAGACAATTAGATTTATATCTCCCTGATATTAAATTGGCAATTGAATTGAATGGTGTTTACTGGCACTCAGGTGATGAAGATAGACATTTAGAGAAACTGAATTTATGTAAAGATAAAGGAATTAGACTATTGCAATTTTGGGATTATCAGTGGAATGATAAACAAGAGATATGTAAATCTATAATTAAATCTAGATTAGGGTTAAATGATAAAATACATGCAAGAAAGTGTAAAATTGTTGAACTGCAATCTAAAGAATATTACAAATTTTTAGAAGAGAATCATTTACAAGGTGGAGTTAATTCTTCAGTGAGATATGGATTAGTATATGATAACCAATTAGTTTCTGTTATAGGATTCAGTAAATCACGATATAATAAAAATATTGATTGGGAATTGGTTAGGTATGTAAATAAGATCGGAATAAATGTTGTTGGTGGATTTTCCAGGCTGTTATCGCACTTTAGATTGAATAATAAAGGATCTATAATATCATATTGTGATTTGATGATATTTTCTGGTGAAATGTATAGAGAATCAGGATTTACACAATTGGAAGATACTAAACCAGGATTTTTTTATTTTAAAGGAGCAGATGTTGCTTCTAGAGAAAGTATGCAAAAACATAAACTTAAAGATAGATTAAAAGATTATGATGATACTTTAACAGCAGATCAAAACCTTTTAAATAATGGATGGGATAAGGTTTGGAATTGTGGTAATAGTGTTTGGGTTTTATATTAGCCCCTCACCATTTTTAATTTCTTTCATAGCCCTTAAAAGTTCTGTTGTGCTGCCAACAAATACTGCATTTTTTATATTGGTAGTACCAGATTCTTTTTTACTTGTTAGATCTCTCATACTTTTTTGTATTTCTAAGAGTTCTTTCGATGCATCGACCATTGTTTTGATCATATTTCCCGCAACCTCAAAATCCCTCGCTTTTTCAGTTTGTCTAGCAATTGCTAACATATCATCTAAAGCATCGGTTCCTTTTGAGATGAGACGATTGATATTATCTCTGGTAGTTTCATAATCTACTTTTATATCATGATCTAATAACAGAGATAAACCTGAATCATTATGATCATTAGGAATAAATTCTTGCAATTCATCGTCTATAGGAGTAACATCAAACAGTTTCTCCATATTTTTATCAAATTGAGTTGTCATAATATTTTTAATCGTCGTATTTTAAACTTCCTGAAGATGGGTCAAGGAATGTTATAGATTCATCTTGAATAGCTATATTGTCAAATTGTTTTTCTAACGTATAACTTTCATGAGTTAAAATATAAGATGCAAAGCTAGAAGCTCCATAAATCGGTAATAGAGAATTTGTGTTAAAATCTCCTGTTACATTGATTACATACAATAAAGTTCCTTCAGCATCCCAATCTAGAACCTCAGCAGAAGCTATATGAAGTTCTGGAGTTCCTTGATATATAGTTTCTCCATGAATATAATTTCCTGATCCTGATACAAAGTCTAAGGTTGTTTTGAATTTTTCTATATCTTCTATAATATCAATTTCTTCAATACCCGTATCAATTTCTTCATCATTATATTTAAATGGTTCTAGAGATAATTCATAATAATAAGGTTTTTTTCTACCTAATGTATATAAGTCTTTAGATGTATTAACAAATTTAATCTCAAATAATTCTCCATTATCTTTAAAGAATGGAATGAATATTAAATCACCTTCTCTAGGTCTTGGATATATTCCTACAATCTTTTCGAATTCTCTAGATGCTATCTGAATCTTTACTTGATTTCTAACTTCAAGACCAAACTTACTGAAGAAGTCTTGTTCATCAGAATAATCGTAAGTGTTTAGCAGATACATGTCTAATGTATAAGCTTCAGTGAATTTCTTCAGAGGATCATCACCATAGATTAAATCTCTGGCTTGATTATTAGTGTTAGGAAGATAATTTCCAGCAAATCCTAAATTAAATATCGCTTCTCCGTAAAGATCTTCTATTAACGAAGATTCAGGAGCATCTCTATATAATGTTAAATATGGATTAGGCATAACTTATCCAATCATGAATTGAGCTGGAAGTGAATATTTATCCATCATCTCATCTTCCAATTGTTGGATTTCTATTTTAGCTTCAGCCAACATATCTTTCCCTCTTAGAGTTATGCCACCAGGAAGTTGGACTCCTTCAAATTTAGACAAGTTTTCGGCGAATTGCCTTTTGAATAGTGCTGTAGTATATTTTCTGATCCACATATCACCGTATACAGATCCAAATTCTTCAGGATCTATGATTTGATAGCCTTCAGCTATGATTGTTGTTCCAACTGGAGCCTCGGCAGAACCCCATGCCCAATCTACATAAAGCCTATGTGTATGTCTTTGAAATCTTATAGGAATTTCTCCAGTGAACATAGATTGTAAATTAGACAAATGTTGCATTGTTATACTAAAATTTGTATAAGATGTAGAAGTGAAGTCATACAATTCATGTAATCTTAACTGATACCTTAAATCGAACATATTATTTTTGGTTATAGTATCATTGATAGGAAAGATTCTAGTAATACCGAATATATTAGGATCAACATCGAAATAACGTTTATTGATATCGTCTTGTGTTATAGGATGTTGCCAATAATATAATTCAGCGCCATCATAATGATAATCGTGATATAATTGTAATGCATCATCAATTCTATCTTCTAGTTGTTCATCTGCAACATTTATTTGTATTACAGGTGCGCCTAATCTTCTTAGACAATACTGCTTTAATTCTTCTCTAGTAGTAATAGACGCCATTTTAATCCTTATGTTATTTTATCTAAAATTGCTATATATTTAAATTCAGGATCTAACTTTACAGTAATTGAGAATCTAAAGTTAGGTTCATTGATGTGCATATACACTGTATCATTGTTTTCAGTGAAACTGATTTGACTAATATTTTTAATAGAAACATTAGCTAAACATGTATCATTGTTTTCAGTGAAATTGATTTGACTAATATTTTTAATAGAAACATTAGCTAAACATGTATCATTGTTTTCAGTGAAACTGATTTGACTAATATTTTTAATAGAAACATTAGCTAAACATGTATCATTGTTTTCAGTGAAACT